ACCAGGAATAAAATTAAAGGCAGATAACAAATCTGTATTTTGTCAAAACTTTAAAAAATTAATTGAAAATAATAGAATAAAGATAAATGACACGGAAACTGTAAATGAAGCAAGTCTTTTCGGTAGTCTTAGAAATGGAAGCTATGGTGCTCAAATGGGTAATGATGATATAATCATGACTGGAATTACAGCTACGGAGTTTTTTAATACAACTGACTATGCAGATTACATTGAAGAATTGCTAGATTTTATAGATCCTGAAAAGTTTAAATTAATGGAAACTACATTATATAAGGAGAATGATTCAGCTGGAGATATGCAGTATGATATTTATGATCTTATATAGACTAAACTCCAAATTTACACGGATATATAGATTAACAAATAAAAAAATAAAATTAAATAACTATGGCACTAAGTCCTCAATTATTACAATTCAAGAGTTCAGGCGTTTACAGATTAGAATTTGACAAATCTCAAACTGCTAATATTGACGTTTCTACTCTTAGGCTGGTTGTTGGTCACTCAAGAAAAGGACCTTATAATACACCAGTATTAATCGAAAACATCGAAGCATTCATTCAAGTATATGGAAATATCGACAAATCGTTAGAGAAAAAAGGAATGTTCTTTCACAGATCAGCTCAAGCTGCTCTTTCAAGAGGACCTATCTTAGCTCTTAACCTTGCCGGTTTCACTGCAGCTGATACAGCTTCGTCTATACAAATTTCAACAAACGGAAGTTATGATGTTACTGTAGCAGGAGAATTAATTTCTGCAGAAGTACTGGCTGTAACAGAAGTATTAGCTACTCAACAAAATATCGACGATGGAGATGCAACAGCAACTGACGGACCACAATCCGGAGCAGCTGCAGTAGCATTAACAGATGTTATGGTAGTTGGAGTAACTTATCAAGCTGCGCAATATACTGCAGATTCATTCCCTGATTTAGCACACCAAGCTAGTGATGCACATCCTTATGCAAGTTTCTTTGACACTGATAAATTTATGATTCCTTCAGATGAAAAAGTATTAAATACATTAGGAACAGATCCTAATCAAATTTTAAATTTCGTTAACATTAAACAAACTCCGATCACAGTTTTTACAAGAAAAGCTCAATCAACTCCAGGATTTAATATCACTGCAAGAGAATGGTACGGAGAAGGTAATGTTCCAGAATATTTAAATGACAAAGATTTATTATCAGATTACATGATCGATGTATTTGTATTTAAAGGTAAATTTAATGCAGCAGACATGGATGTTGATCCAATTTACGGAGAATATTTTAATGCTAAAGGTTTAAGAAAAGGTTTCTTAGATACATTTGCAAACTTAAGACAAGTTGAAATGATAGGATCTTATACAGGTTCAATGCTTCCAGGTTTTAAAGACTTAGAAGGAAGAAACGTGTATATTGAAACAATGATTAACGCTGAAGCAAGAAGAACAGGTTTATTCTGTGCAATTGATGAAGAGTCAGTAACTGATGAAAATGGAACTCCTATTGATTTAGTTGGTCACGATTTTGACGAATCAACTAACGATCAAATAGTTTTATCTTACGATGTTCAAATGAGAACAACTGCTGTACTTATGACAGACGTTACATATACTGCAAACGGCACTGAAGCTATTTTCACATATAGTGGAGCTGATGCAGCCAATCACACATTCCCTTTCAAGAAAGGACACTACTTTAGAAACACCGACAATAACAGACTAGCTCTTATTTCTCAAGTTTCATATAAAATGGTAGCAAATGATAAAGTATATACTGTTAAATTAACAGAAGCTGCTCCAGCTACTTTTGATGAAACCTTCGTTGAATCTTTAGAAGATGCAGCGGTTGAATATGTTCCATTTGTATTAAATGGTGCAGTGATTGAAGCAGAAACTATTCATTCATGTTTAGAGGCTATCAAGTTAGGAACGGGATTAGCAACTGGTTTAGTAGATAAAGATGCAATCGACTTTAGATATATTGTTGATACATTTGGTTCTTTTGACTCACAGTTAAGAGATAAAATTCAGCTAGCTCAATTAGCTAAAGAAAGACAAAATGCTGCAGCTATATTAAATGCACCAATGATAAAAGATTTTAAAGCATCTACGGATCCTTCATTTACTTCATCATTTGATGGTTCATTTAAAACATCATTTATTCCAGATGGAGGTAACTTAGATAAAAACCCAACATCACTATATACATTACCAAGTATCGCAGATGGTGCAAACTTTGCATTCTACTACGGACCTGGTCTTATTGTAAGAGAAAATGGAAAAGACACAATGGTTCCACCAGCTGCGTATGTATCTAATAATTATATTGATAAATACACAGATGCTCTACCATGGTCAATCGTTGCTGGTCCAAGAAGAGGAGTTGTTTCCGGAACTAATGTTGCAGGAGCAGAATATTCTTTTGACAAAGCAGACAGAGACATTCTAGAGCCATTTGGTTATAACCCAATTGTATTCCAAAGAGGAGTTGGTTTAACTATCTTAGGAAATAAAACTGCACAGCAGTCTATTAAATCATCACTATCTTCAGCTCACGTTAGAGAAGTGTTAATTTACATTCAAGATGCAATGGCAGATATACTTAAAGATTACGTATTCGAATTTAACAATGCACAAACTAGATTAGAAATCAAAACTTTAGCAGATTCATTAATGGAATCAGTTAGACAAGATGGTGGTGTATTCGATTTCAAAAACGTAATGGATCAATCAAATAACACAGGTGAGGTAATTGATAACAACATAGGTATCATAGATACATTTGTTGAGCCAGTTAAAGGTTTAGAAATAGTTGTACATAGAACAACAATTTTAAATACTGGTGAAATTTCAACCGGAAACTTTAGTTAAGAAGATATATAATAAAAAATAAAACAATAAAGACTTATGGCTTTACCACACTATTCACAAGATCAAACTAGTAAGGCGGGTAGACAATTCGAACCAGTACAAGGAAACTTATTCGAGGTAACTATTTTACCTCCAACTGGCGTTGCTGATGCTCCACTATTACTACAACACGTTAACACTATTGGCGGGTTGGAATTATACAAAGAAGCAGGTGCTGTCGAACAAAAATACAAGTTTTCAAAAAGATCTTATGCTGGTATGCCAGATGATACTTCACTTACAGTGTCTATCAATTTCTCTTTGAACTTAAACGACGCAAACCAAGCTTATTTATATAAAACAATGAGACAATGGTATAACTTAGCTTACAATCCACAAACTGGAGAAATGGGCTTAAAGAAAGATTATACTGGAACAATCGTAATCGTTCAATTTAACAGAGCTGGAGATATTTTCAGAACTGTTACATTAGAAGATTGCTGGATTTCTTCTGGACTTCCATTCACTAACGACTTAAGTTATGAATCTCCAGAAGCTGCTGCAATGGATGTATCATGGAGATGTGATACTTTCAAAGAAGTATTAGCTTAATTTATTAAAAACAGGACGGTCTTTAATTAGTCCGTCCTATTTTTATGAAACTAAAATATAATATAATGATATAATAATATGTCCAGTAAACTAACGAAGAAATTACAGGTATTACTCTCTGAAGAAGAAGTGTTTATCATAAACAGGATTATACTAAACGAGGCGATTGAAAATGGAGAAAGACCGGTTTCAGTTTCGGCGTTTATCAGAGACTTAATAAGACAAGAAATAGATAAAAAAAGCGATCTTCAAAAGAGTTGGGATCGAAATAGAATTAAACAACTCAAATCTAAATAATAAAACATGAGCAAAGACAAAAACAAAAAAGAAGAAGAAATCAACTTAGATGAACAATACAAAGCGATTGTTGAGGCTAACGAGAATGAAACTTCAGTAGAATCAGAAGAGCCTAAGAATTTAGGTAAAGTTGATATGTCTAGATTTCAACCAGCTGAAGCAAAGGAAGCTGATTTTCATTTAGGATATCATTCAATTCAAATAGATTCATTACCTTCAGGTGGAATGTTCTATACACCGGATACTGAGATTTCTATAAGATCTGCAAAAGTTGCAGAAATCAGACACTTTTCTACTATGGATGAAACTAACATTTTAGACGTAGATGAAAAATTGAATGCTATATTAGAATCTTGCCTTAGAATAACTTCTAAGAAAAAAAGACTTTCGTATAAAGACATTTTAGAAGAAGATAGGTTTTGGATAATTTTAGCCATCAGAGATTTAACATTCCCTGAGCCTGAAAATAACTTAACTGTTAAATATCAAGATAAGAGAGGTGTTTCTCACGATGCATCAATCGATAAGAAATATTTTCAATATTTTTCTATTCCAGAAGAATTAGACAAATATTACGATCAAGATAAAAGAACATTTATAATCGAAACAAAGTCATTTGGTAGTATTGAAATGAGACCTCCTACAATTGGTCTAATGCAAAAGGTTACTAAATACATTAAAGAAAAGCAAGAAAAAGGATTACAGGCTGATCAGTCTTTAATTCAATTAATTCCATATCTATATACGGATTGGAGAGGCTTTGATGAAAAATCAATCTTTAATTTTGAAGTAGAATTAAATGGATGGAACAATAGAAAATACGCTCTAGTATATAAACTTGCTGAAAAAATGAAAGTCGGAATTCAACCTGAGATGTTGATAACGCATGAGGATGACGAGGTCCTCGTTCCGATTGGGTTTCGTGACGGAATCAAATCTATTTTCCTTGTTCAGGATATCGCTGGAGAACTTCTTTAAAACTAAGTTCTACGTATATAAGCATCTTTCGATTCAACCCTCTGAACTTGAAAATATGGAATATTATGAATTCCATTATATTCTCAAAGAGTTAATTGAAATGATCAAAGCTGAAAACGATGCGAATAAAGGGCAAAATGATCAAACTAACGAGATGATGGGAAGTATGAAAATGCCTTCTTTCAAAATGCCAAGTTTTAACATGCCTAAGATGTAAATAGAAAAAGGAGGTCCTAGAATTGGACCTCCTTTTATTTAGATATATACTAAAAGAAAATAACATACATTGCGATGAAAAAAGTAAAATCATATAATAATTTCGTAAATGAATCTTTAATTACTGAAATTATAGATCCAATTACCCTAACTTTCGCTATAGCGGGATTAGGTATTGCATTTGGTCCCGATATTATGAAAGCATATAGATCTAGAAAAATATCTAATGCAGATCTTAAGGATCTTAGAAAGATGCTTTCTAAAGCACAGGCTAAGTCTAAGAAATACACAAGACAGGGATTAGATCATGATGCTGCCGAAGCTCAGTCAGAGGTAGATCATATTGAAGCAAGAATAGATGATCTTCGAGGTGAAATGAGTAACCACGATGAAATTATTAAAGATTTTGAAAAGGATAAAAAGACACATAAGGAACTAGAACAGGAACTTAAAGATGTTGATCCTAAGGTTTTAAGAAAGGCATTGAAAAATGCAAAGATTGAAGCTTCTAAATTAAAATAAAAGTTCGCAATACCTAAATGGCAAACACCAACTCCGAAAAGGCGTTAATGGGATTCGCAATGAGTTCCAACTCGCTTCTCCAGAAGATAGAAGCTATAGAGAATCAAACTAGAGATACTTTATTTAGAATAGAGAGTATCATGGTTACAAGTTTCTCTGTTACGCAGGGTATTGCCGCAAGTCTTACTGAAAACAACAAAATACTTAAGGAAATAAAAGAAATCATTTCTAGAAAAAGTGAGGCCCAAGGTGCTCAATTTAAAGGAGGTGGAGGAATAAGTAAACTCCTAGGTTTAGGAGGATTTATTGCACTTACGGGTATAGGAATGTTTGGTCTTGCCATGGCATTTCAACAAGCGGGTAAAGTTAAACCAGCAATGATAGTATCTGGTATTGCAATGTTCGCTGCGCTTGGTGTTATCGCTAGATTAATGGGGCAGATTATATCAGATCCGGGCGGTGGAAGTATTTTTGCAAGTATAAAAGTAATGAAAACCTTCACCATGACAATGGGAATGTCAATGATAATGATGGCTGGAATGTCACTTGTATTATCAAACATGCCCGCAGTTGGAGGAGATAAATTAATAGCAGCACTAGCAATAGGAGCAGTTATTTTTATAATGGGTAAAACATTCGTTTCTCTTATTAAAGCTTGGGAATTCTCCGGTATTATGAATTTTATGCTTAATAAGAATAATACAGATGATATTATGAGAGCCATGACCCTGATGTCAGTTCAAATGATAGTATTAGCACTTGCAATGAATTTAATGCCATCTGTTAAAATGGATGATGCATTTAATTTCGTTATTATTTCAGCAGCTATGATACCTCTTTCAGTTGCCCTCGTAGCTATGAGATTTGCACTCCCTGCTCTTGAAAAAATAAAAGTAGGTACTATTGCAAAGGCTGGTTTAGCGGTTGCAATGTTAGGATTAGCCCTAGTTCCTGTTGCATTTGCAGCAAGGCTAGTTGGTAAGGTAGGAATATCGGAACAGGAAATTGCTAGATTAGTAAGTATTACAATGGCACTTGCACCCCTAATAGCTATAATAGGAGTTATTACCGCAATTATTAATTTTGCAAAAGAAGGTAGAGTTAATAAATCTGCTAGTGGAGGTAATTCTCTACTTAAACAAGATAATTCTAGAAAGAGAAATCAGAAAATGAATTTAAAAGGAATTGCAATATTTGGCCTACAGGCTGTTGTTGTTCTTGGAGTATTGGCTCTTACTGCCCTTGCATTTAAATTTGGAGCGCCAATGATAGCAGCAGGTGCACAAGCCGCTAGACAAATCGACATGGTAGGTGTATTAAAATTAATGTTTACATTAGGAGGATTATTATTAATAGGAGGTCTTGTAATAGGGATGACAATTAAAATGATGAAGGGTAAGTCAAAATCATCCAGCG